ATTGCTCCGATACTTCCGTTTATAGCGATTGGTGCTGCGATTGGCTTTGCTATCGATTTTATCGTAAAGAAAACGATTGGCTGGAATGGTGTACTTGACGCTCTCAAGGCAGCTTGGAATGGGCTAGTCAGTTTCTTCCAAGGTGTTGTCATGCCGATATTTGATGGTATAAAAAATGCCATTGCTCTGCTTGTTACAGGTGATTTCAAGGGTGGTATCTTCGGACTTCAAGAAGACAGTCCGTTCATTGCTGCTCTGTTCACTGCTCGTGATATTCTGCTCAAAATCTGGGACATTGTAGTTAAGAATCTTGGTGCTGCTTGGGATTCGATTAAGACCTCAATGGCGACTGCTTGGGACACGCTCAAAACTGTGGCTATGCCGATTGTTCAGCAGTTAGCTGACCTGTGGAACAATACGCTGTACCCAGCTATTCAGCCACTCCTGCCGTTGCTTGGCACGATTGGTAAAGTTATCGCTATCGCCTTCGGTGTAGCGGTTTTCGGCCCGATTGTTGTAGCGATTGGACTAGTTGTAGGAGCGTTTATAGCCCTGTCTTACGTGATTAAGTTCCTCGCTCCGATTGTTGGCTTCCTGATTGAGATATTCGCTACCCTGGTTGGATTCATTATCAACGTAGTAGTTGGTACGTTTAAGTTCTTGTGGGCGGTAGTGTCTACGACCATACAGGTATTTATTACTGTGTTTACTGGTATCTACAACGTAGTCACAACGGTTCTAACGGCAGTTTGGGCGTTCATCACTACAATATTCACGATTATCTACAACGTGATTTCTGCGTACGTTCAAGCGTGGTGGCGAGTAGTCAGTTTCGTAACGGCTTTACTCCTGGCTGTGGTGATTACCGTCTTCCAGGCTATCTGGGCAGTTATTAGTGCAGTAATGGGTGCTATCTGGAATGTTATTACATCAGTCTGGAACGCTATTTATAACACGCTTGCTCCGATTGTTCTAGCAATCTGGAACTTTATTGTGACGGCGTTCAATACGATACGAGACACGATTAACGCTGTACTAACCGCCGTAAAGACTAAGGTCACTGAGATTTGGAATAGTGTCTACAACTTCTTGAAGGGTGTTGTTGATGGAATTGTAAACTTCCTGGCACAGCGTTGGGAGAATCTCAAGAATAACGTCACTAACGCCTTCAATGCTGTACTGAATACGGCTCGTAATATCTGGAATCAGGTAGCAAGTGCAATCTCCGGCCCTGTGAATAACATCATCAATGCAGTGCTTGGTATGAAAGATAGGGTGTTCTCAGCAATCTCTGGTATTGGTGGCTGGTTAGTCAACGCTGGACGAGACTTGATTCAAGGCTTTATCAATGGTGTAACTAGCATGGGTAGCAACCTTGTAAACTCTATGACCAACTTCATTAAGAGCAAAGTACCCGAGCCGATTCGTCATGCACTCGGAATTAAGTCGCCATCGAAGCTCATGGAGCAGTTCGGTAAGTACACTGTGCAAGGTTTTGCTCTTGGTATCGACAGGAACGCCTCTATGGTATCGGCTGCAGTAGCAGGAGTTATGGACAACCTGACCAATGCTGACTTTAGCGGTGCATTATCGCCTCAGCTCTCAGTTGGTGGAGTAGGCTCAACAGGCACAGTAAGCCAGCCAATTACTACGAATATCTACGGCAATATCTCGATAGCAAGTGAGGTTGACGCTGATAACTTCCTGGCTAAACTGACACGCAACCAAGAACTCGCTCAGAAAGGATTAACGCCACGATGATAGCTAACTTTAACAGCAATGACCTTACGGTAATTCCGTTTGTAGAGATTGACCGCCGTAACGTTCACGAATTGCCAAAACGTAAACTTGCCAGTGAAGCCTTTGCTCGTGGTGATGGTGAAAAGCTAGTTCGTTCGTTCTTTGGTACTCGCCAGATTGATTTAGAGGGGCATATTGCAGCTCCTGATAGGCAGACCTTTGAAGTAGCACGTGATGAGCTTCTGTCTAAGCTCACTGGTAGCAACTCAGTCCTGGTTGTTGACTACGGTACGTCAAGCCGTATTTTCTACGCCACTATGAGCAATGTGATATTTACTCAGTTAGGTTTTGGCTTGGCTACGTTTACGATTAGCTTCGACTGCTCGAATCCGTTTGGTTATGACCCAAGCAACACCAATCTGACATTCTCGAACCCGATTACAGCAGCAACGGCTGATAGTGCTATTACCATTGATGGTAGTTGGCTATCTGAGCCTCGCTTGGAAGTTATCTTGAATAGCGGCACTGGCATTAGCCCGACTAAGACCATCACCATCACGAACACTGCTAATGGTGAGTTTATATCAGTCACTCGCTCTTGGACTGCTCTTGATAGTCTTGTGATTGACGTGGCTAACCACTCTGTAACAGTAAATAATACGGCTGTTGATTATCTTGGTGTGTTCCCACGCTGGCAGCCTGGTTCTGGTATATTACGATACTCAGACGACTTCACTACAAGGAATGTGACTCTCTCTGGTCGTTATGTAAAGCGGTATCTCTAAATGTCGGTAAGGTTATACTTCACCAACGCTACCACAGGGTACACCCCAACCACAAAGCGTGGTGCTTGGGACGATAGTGCTGGTACTACAATCAAGAAACTCGGCTTAGCTCCTAGTGGTGCTGCTGCTACGGTTGCTGTTGCTGAAACAAGTACTACGAATAACTACGATGTCTTGCTTGGACGTTGGGTTAGTGACCCGATTGTAAATGCTAAAACGATTAGTGGTAACGTATCGTGGGTAATTGGTCTCAAAGAATCTAACGCTGCTGCGAACATGATGGTTCACGTTCACGTTTACGTGACGACTGGTGATTCCGATACTGTTCGTGGAACGCTTTTAGCAGATAGCGTTGGTACTACCGAACTTCCGACTACTGCTGCTGGTACTACAGAAGGTACTAAAGCAGTAACTTCAACTGCAGTATCGGTTGGAGACCGCATTGTTGTAGAGGTTGGTTATCAGTCTCAGAACACATCAGCCACCTCGTACACAGGTACTATGAACTACGGAAATACTGGTACGAATGATTTAGCTGCTGCTGCTACTACCGTTACAACTCGACCAGGCTATATTGAGTTTGATACTGAAGGTCTATTCACCAACAAAATGCACACGTTGGTTGATGACTTTAACGATAACTCCCTCAGTACTGCGAAATGGTATAAGGACGAGTTTAACTCGACTATCTCCGAGACAAGCAATCAGCTCCAGCTCTTAAATGCTACTGCTGTTGATTCGTATTCGTACTTGTACAGTTCTGATGGTGGCGGTCTGACAGGGTACTACTCGCTGTATGGCTCAGGTGCTTTTGTAAAGGTTGTTGATGTTCCATCACAGCCGACTGGTTATGAGTTGTATGTATTAGAGCTTTGTAAGAACAGTGCAAATACCGTCAACTGGCTTATATCTGGTGGGTATATTCAGGCGTATAAAAAAATCAACGGCACGTATACCAATCTCGGTACGAACGCTGTTTATTCTGCTGCTAGTCATGTTTACTTTAGGATTCGAGAATCTGCTGGGACAATTTATTGGGACTACTCGGCTGACGGCATAACCTGGACCAACCACACCACACTGGCGAACCCCTGGCCTTTAGACACGATTTATGCCTCGATTGCTACTGGTAACTACCAGGTATTAGGAGCTACTGTTCTAGCTAAGGTTGATGACTTCAATGTTCTGACCACTACCAAAACGCAAACAGGTAAGGCTAACATTGCTGCTGGAGATACGATTACGTCTCGTACTCAGACTGGTGTGGCTCGTATCACGAAGACTACTGGTCAAACGCAAACTGGTGTGTCCCGAATCCAGAAGACAGTCACTCAGACCCAAACAGGTAAGTCTCGAATCACAAAGGTTGTTCCGCAAACGCAAACTGGTAAAGGACGAGTAACCGTCACAGTACCTCGCACTCAGACTGGTGTCTCAAGGGTCACAGCTACCACCACACGTACGCAGACTGGTAAAGGTAACATTATCATCACTGGAACTACCCAGCGGCCTATTACTGGTGTCTCACGTGTTACAAAGCCCGTCCAGCAAGCGCAGACAGGTAAGGCTTCGATTAAGGCTACGACCACCAGAACCCAGACTGGTAAAGGTCGTGTTACGAATGTTACGCAACGCAACCAGACAGGTAAAGGAAACATCAAAGCTCCTGTTCAGAGGACTACTACTGGTACTGCAACGATTACGTCTGGTGTAATTGCCAGCAACAAACCTGGTGGGTTTAACTACGAAAAGTTTAACGCCTATCAGTTCAACTCACGTGACTATAGTGGTTCGTCAATAACCGCAACTCCAAGGAATCAAACAGGTAAAGGTGCTGTCCTCAATACTGTTGGAGCAATGATATTCCACGATTCGTTTGATGATGGTTTGACTGGTGCATTGTGGAATAACTCGTTTGGTTCAAACATCACCGAAACAGGTGGTGCAGTTCAGATTACTTCTAGTTTGACCCCTGCTTATTACTGGCAGTCTACCGCCATAGGATATGACTTTACTCGAGGTGTAGTAACTTCACGAATCGGTGTAGTTGGCGGTCAGTCGCTCGTAAGCTATGAGTTTATTCCAGTCCAGGTCACGCTCGACAGCAACAATAGCCACTACATCAGTATCAGTAACAGTCAGATTCGTGGTGTTAGCAATGTAGGTGGGGTTAAGACAGTTGGTGCTGCTATCGCTTACACCTCAGCAATCAAGTACGTTCGTATTCGAGAATTGCTCGGTACTGTTTACTTTGAATACTCGACTAATGGTTTTGAGTGGAACTTGCTATCAAGTTACGCTGCCAGTTTCTCTCTGATTGACGTTCTTATTGAAATGGTGGCTGGTACATGGTCAAGCGAATCAAGTACGGCTGTTTCGTCAGTTGATGAAATATGGCTTGGTCGTGATGTAGCAAATCATCAGCCAGGTGTATCAAGGATTACTCGGTCTACTACAAAGACCCAGACAGGTACAGCAAATATTACGCTTACGTCCAGCACTACACGCTCTCAGACTGGTAAAGGCTTTATTAAAGCTCCGACTACTCGAACCCAGACAGGTAAAGCGTATATCGCCGAGCAGACAGTGTTTGTTGGTAAACGGTTTGAATATAAGGTGTACGATTCTGACGGTAATTACATTGAGGCATGGCAAGACGTAATTAGTGACTTCAGCTACAGTCAGGAAATCAACTCGGCTGGTTCTGACGTTGAGATTATCCTAGCTCGACCTGCAGATAACTTCGGTGAAAACGTATCGGTCAAGTTCAATAACGAAGTTAAGGTGTATGTGTATGACCAAGATACTCCGTCAGGCTTGCTACACTCCTGTATTTGGTCAAAACGAACACGTAAAAGTAACGCTCATGGGCTATGGCTTGGAGCTTGATAAATATATTATTCAGTCTGGTGAAAGCAGTCACCTAGAGCAGACAACCAAGAACGAGACGCTGATGTTCAGCAGCAACGTGAATTACTACAATATCGGTCAGGTATTTAGGGCAACTGCAACTGCCTCAATAAACCGTATGGAGTTAGGCATTAGTCTCTATGATGTTGCTAGCTTCCCGAACGCTGTTGTATCACTCAGTTTGTACTCTGGAGCAACCCCTGGCTCTGGTACATTGCTCGGTACTGCTACTGCTGCGATTGATTCGACTACTACCCTGGCAAACTTTGTGTTCCCTTCAGCAATCTCGGTGACTAATGCCTCAGATTACTGGTATGAAGTTCACACTACAACGTACGGCGAACTCGGTCCTACACCATGTAAGATTGACGCTAATTCTACGAGTGTTTATGCCAACGGTTCAGTTTGGACTAAGACCCTAGCTGGCTCATGGACTGCAGTTTCTGGAAAAGACCTCTGGTTTAAGATTTATCAGACCACTGGAAGCACGACTGCAACGTACTCAAGCCAAGACCCTTCAGACATTCTCCGAAGTTTGATTGACGACTATCGACTACGTGGTGGTAAGTTGAATTATGATGTCAGCAGTATTGACGATACTGGTACAACTGTAACGTATACGTTTAACACGAACACCACGTATGAGGGTATTCAAAAGTGTCTCCAGCTTGCTCCTGTTGATTGGTACTGGTATGTAGACCAAGCTACAAACCTGGTTCACTTCCACCATAAGGACTCTACAATTCACCACAAGTTCTTGCTTGATAGGCATATCTCAAGCATGGAGATTGAAAAACGTACAGAAGATATTATCAACTGTGTTCACTTTACTGGTGGTGAGACAAGCCCAGGCGTAAATCTCTACCTGAAGCGCACTCGAGACGCTAGTATTACAGCCTACGGTATGCGAGCAATCAAAATGAGTGATAACCGAGTAACGGTAACTGCTACTGCTAACACCATGATTAGTACGGTGCTTGATACTCGAAGCGGTATTGAGCTACGAGTTGATTGTCAGATTATCGATAATATCTTTGACCCAGCTCGGGGCTATGATATTGAAAGCATTACTCTTGGTCAGGAAATTGTCTTTGGTGGTGAAGGCTTCTCTGGAGACGGCTCTAGTTTGTGGGACGTTATGGAGTGGGACGCTGATTATTGGGACTTTGACTTCACAAGTCTGTCTACTTTGGTATTGCAAATCACGAAGCTATCGTATAATGGAGACAAACTTGGTTTGAGTATGAGTACCGTTCCGCCTGACGTGAACAAGCGGATTGAGGACATCAACCGAAACCTTGAAAGTGAGCAGACAATAAATAACCCAAGTATCCCGAGTTAGGAGCAGCATGGCTAAAAATACATTCAATCCGAATACCGTAGCTAAGTCCTCAGAAATAAATGAGAACTTTACTGGTACGTGGAATGGTACGTTTATGGACGACAACTCGATTGATACTCGTCACCTGACGGCTGCTGCACGAGGCGTTACAGGTTCTGTTATCGGCTTTGCTGGTGCTGGTGCAAGCGTTCCTGCCTCTTGGTTGCTCTGTAATGGTCAGGCTGTATCAAGGACTACGTATTCAGCTTTGTTCGCCATCATTGGCACGACCTATGGTGTTGGTGATGGTTCGTCAACGTTTAACGTTCCTGACCTTCGCTCTAGGACTATCTACGGCTATAACTCTGGCAGCTCAAACTTCGACCCACTTGGACAGAAAGGTGGAGAGGAAGCTCACACGCTGACGCTTGGAGAAATGCCTACTCACTCGCATGGTATTAATGACCCAGGACACGCTCACACGATCGCTGTTGCGACGCAATTCCACTATCTCGGTGGTGCGGGTAATAGTCCGTACGACCCAGGCGGAAACTCGGCTGCTGCTAGTTATGCGTCTGGAACTGGTATCAGCATTCAGCCGATTGGTAACTCGTTTGCTCACAACAATATGAGTCCGTTTATTGTAATGAATTGGATTATCAAAACGTAGTGTCATGAGCGAAGTAACCAACAAAGACTTATACGAAGAGCTAGGGAAACTCCGTCATGAGCTTGATACTGCCGATAGAGATATAGAAAACAAAGTGTCAGTCCTCGAAGCCAAGGTAGACCGAACCTATGTAAAGCTGATAGAGTTTGAGCCAGTAAGAAAGATAGTCTATGGCTTGGTAGGGGCAGTCCTGCTTTCAGTGATTGCTGCTATCCTGGCTCTCGTAATAAAGAGTTCACAATGAGGCGACATCATGTGTTAGTGATAAGTATGTGGTTAGCGATTAGCTTTACAGTGTCCACCTCTCTGTTAATTATTGCCTGGCTGGTATTGCCGTATCAGGTGACTACAATCCAAGAGCCGATTCGTATACTCAATGAGAACAAAGAAGTCCGTATTGGTGAGCCGATTATGCAAGAACTCAAAATTGACAAGCCTAACGACACCTTACCAGAGAATCCTACTAGGGTACTCCTGTGTGATGATGGCAACCTTGTCACCCTTGCATCACTACCAACTGCACTCAATCTGCCAGTTGGTAAGTACACGCTGGAAAACGATAGGTACATATTGCCACCGAAGGTAGCTCCAGGTTCAAAGTGTGAGTTTGTCTGGCGACAAAGTTATCGTGTCAATCCGATTCGTGTAATCCCTGTAGAATGGCGGTCAGAACCGTTTAAGGTAAAGGAGAAATAATTATGTCAGTATCACAGCCACCGATTCGGTGGATTGGAGCTAACCCGAACAACTACACTTCTGGTCGTCAGGGTCATGGTGTGAAGTATATTGTGTTTCACCATATTGTCGGACCTCTTAGCTCGGCTGACGCTACGTTTCAGAACCCGAACCGTATAGCTTCTGCTCACTTTGGCGTTGGCAGCACCGAAATACACCAGTACGTAGCTCTTGGTAACACCTCGTATGCGAATGGTAATTGGGTGTCGAATCTTGAATCAGTCACGATTGAGCATGAAGGCGACTGGCGTTTTGGTTATAAGAATGACGCAGTTCTGGCTAAGTCAGCTCAATTAGTAGCCTGGCTACGAACTCTGTACCCTGCAGCAGTTCCGAAGCGACATCGTGATATAAGCTCTACACAGTGTTGTGGTGACTTGCCTGTTGAGCAAATTTGGAATATGGCTACAGACTTGATGAAACCACCTGTCACTCAGCAACCAGAATGGCTACGCAATCGTGTTGGTTTAAGCGGTATGTACTACGCTCAAGTTGACGGTATGCGTATATGGGACTTAAATAATCCAAGCCAGCCAGCAGATTCTCGAACGTTTGCTCGTAATACTAACTTTGAGATTGGTTCTCAGACAGTTGTTGGTGGTCAAAAGTTTTACATCACTAAAAGCTCGACTGATACGAATAAGGCTAATGGGCTAAAGGCTAGTGAGCTTTCTACTACGCCTTGGGCTGCTCCAGCACCGCCACCAGTAGAGCCACCACCAGTCACTACCCCAGAATGGCTTTTGAATCTGCAGGACATTCCGAATAAGAAAATGTACGTGGTAAAAGATACTATGCTGATTGACTTATTGACTGGTACTCCAGTGTACAGCAACGGTAAAGAAGTCTTACTGACTGCAGGTAAGACGGTTGATGACGTATCAGCTACTACGATTGTTCAGGGTAAGACGTATGCACTGACCGAGTACAGCTACGGCAAGAAAATTGCCCGAGGCTTTGCTATCTCTGACCTATCAGATACCGACCCGAACGTTCCAGTAGAGCCACCAGTTACGCCAACTCCGCCAGTTGATACCAACGCTGTTATCGCTTTTCTGCAAGGGCTTATCGCTCAGATTCTAGACTTTATTGCCAAACTAGGAGGTAAAAAATAATGATAGACTATAACGTTATTCAGACCATATTGCTCAGTGGTGTTGCTGTTTCGGTAGCTACTCAGATACTCAAGTCCAAGTACATTCCAGTAGCTTTTCAAAAGTACCCGAGGACTACGGCTGCTGTTGCTTCGCTTATCGCTTCTTGCTGGGTAGTGTATGAGAAGTTAGGTTCGATTGACCTATCAGACTGGACACGTGTTGTACCGCTTGCTATCTCTACGCTGTTGGTTGCAGCCGTTACGTATAATCAGATACTCAAGCCATCAGAAAGGTTGTACTAATGAAAGACCGTAAAGAATACCTGCATGGCTATCACGCTGGCCGTAAGTTCAACCGTTCGATTCGTTTTTATGTCTTGTTCGCCTTTGTAGTCGGTATGCTTGTACAGTTTTTGCTCTGTATTATTCTCGGTTTGTACAAGTAGAACTTCGACAATACTTGACAAACTTCGTATAGTTTGATATGATGAAGCTACAGAACATTCACAACTAAAGGAGGCGACATGAAGCAAAGCATTGTTTCACGTGTAACTAAGCTAATCGAAGAAGATAAGGCATTTGAAGCCTTGCGACTAATGATTGATTCTGGGCTACAGGCTCAAGAAATTATCGATGTCTATAAGAGTATTGGCTTTTACATAAACTCAGAAACGTATAAATATATTAGAGAAAACGCAAAGTAATTCATGGGGGCGCAAGCCCCCTCATTAAAGGAGGCGATATGAGTAAGACAGTAGTACGTGACCTATCAGCCATGACTGGTGCAGAATTATATGAGCTAGTTGGTGGTATCAATTACGGTTGCAGCAAAAAGCCACGTGAAGTGTATCGGGCTGAGCTGCAAGCTGTAGTTGACGAAATGAATAAAAGATTAAAGGCTATCTGCAAGAAGCATGGCAAACGGTATAAGCCGTTCACGATTGCAGACATCGGCCATAAGATTTACTTGTAAGCATTAAAGAAAGAGGCGATTATGAAATTATTGACCAAAGAAATTGAAAAGAAACTCCCAGGGCTATCTGACGAACTCGGTTCTGACCCTATTGCTCAGGTTCACTATTTTAACCCGACTGGCATAGGCAACTGGTTCGGCATGGCGTATGACCCAGACAGTCGTATCATGTTTGGCTACGTGTCACTGTTTGGCGACCACAATGACGAGCTTGGCGACTTCTCGCTGATAGAGCTTGAGGAGTTCAAAGGAATGTTCGGTCTTGGCATTGAGCGTGACCTGCACTGGAAGCCAACGCCACTCAGTCAGATTAAGGCTGAATACACAAAGTAAAAGAAAAAGGAGGGTGTATGATTGATTTTTTGAAGTACGGAACGCTGATAGTATGCTACTTCGTGTCCTTAGCTATTCTTAGCCTAGTCATGTTGTTTTTTGTAAGCTACCTACTTATTTATACCTGGACGATGATTTTCGTGCGTTAAAACGGCTCTAAATGGGTCAAAAAAATCCCCGAATAATCTACTTCGATAAACCTTGACAAACTTAGATAAACAGAGTAGTATTAAAGTATCAGAACATTAAATCACAAAAAAGCGAGGCGATAATGAACGACCAACTAGACAACGTAATTGACGGCGCAGGGTTTGAAGCCACCTGCAAGGCTCTCGAAAATTATGCAGACTTTATGTATAACGAGGGCATAGCCGAGGACGAGCTAGAGCGCTATGTTATGGCAGTTAATGAATTGGCTCGGAAGGTTGAGGAACTCCGCTTTGAAAAGCGAGACCTAGACCGACGATTAGAAAAGTTAAATTAAGGAGGCGATTATGAAGACATCAGAGTATCGATTCAAAGAGGTAGTAAAAGGCAGTAACTTTATGACTCCAGAGGTCATACGATATGGACAACAGGGCGATTATGTTTACGAACTATCACGTGGTAGTGGCTTTTATGGCAAACCAGTATACGGCGTAACTGTGGTTGACCTCAGAACTGATGAACATCGTAATGATTTATCAGAAAGTTTTGCCAGTCTACAAGAGGCAACTGATTACATCAACGATTTGGAGAAACAGTCGTGAGGAGATTGTACCTAGTAGTGTATAAAACCGAAGTTAATGGCGATACTGATTACGACTGGTTTATGACAGTACATAATGGCTACCTCAGTGAGGATAAGGCTTATCAGAAGGTAGTTCAGTACCGACTCAAAGAATATGGCACTACTGCCCAGGAGATAGCCAAGGAGGTTACTGACGTTTACCAAGAATGGATTGATAAGGTTGATGGCTATAAGGTTAGTTTAGAAAAAACGAAGGAGGCGAAATGAGAAAGATATTTAAGATTGGTGAGTATGCAGTTGGTGGAATTATCGCTGCTGAGATATTCTCGGAAGACGTACGAATCCAGGCTCGTGATTGGGACACTGGCGAAGTGATTTTTGAAGAAGTTTCTGATGACTTGCACTATCTTGAAAGCACGTTGCTGGACTGGACAAGCTACTACTACGCCGAGCAAGTGATGGACTGGATTAAGGAAAATGCGAATGTCGCTAAGGAGGTGTGGTAATGAATAAGGACTACCGAATCCGCAAGCAACTTGAAAACAAAGTCTTGGCACTTGACCCAGATAGTAAGAATATCAGCGAGCAGATTCGTTCGCTCCAGGCTGAAGTAGCAGATTTCCGATTGAATGGCGTACTCAGACTGGCTGCAAAGGTTGGCAAAACGGCTGACCAAAAAGCTGACGAAGCGTTTGCTGAAATCAGGAAAATGTTTGGCTCATAATCACCTGGCTTCTGGGTTGCTGGTTATCACCACAACTCGGTGTAAGTCCAGGCATATTAACTAAGAAAGGTAAATATTATGACACGAGAAAAAGCACTCGACCAAGTCAAAATGTACCAGGCTAATGACTGGGAACTTACTGAGGAAACACCAGAGTATTTTCTACTCAAGAAAAATACAGGTACAGTTGTGGGGCATATTGTTATCTTGCTGTTCTTTTGGTGGACACTGGGGCTGGCTAACCTGCTCTACTGGGCGCTTTCGAATAAGACCAAAAAAATCATCAAGTGATGACAAATCGGAACGCCAGCCTATCCTCTGTCTGGCGTTCCTGATTATTTAGTAAAAAATCTACTTCGATAATACTTGACAAACTTCGATAAACTTTGATATAATAAAAGTATCAGATTAACACATTAAACGAGGCGAAAAATTATGACTACTATAGTATTTGACCGCAAGACAGCGAGTCCAGAGGAGCTTAAAAAACTAGCTAAGGGTTCAGCCCTAACTATGTTGGGCTACCTGCCAGAGGAAACTCACCTATATGTTGAGACACTTCGACAATTCATTAAGGGTGACAGCGTTACAGTTTACGAAACGTCTGCTGAAGCTCTGAACGAAACTTTTGACTTCACACGTAAGCTGCCGAGTGGCTTGAATGTGTTTGCGATTGACCTTGAAGAACTCAAGGACGTTGCAAAGCTGGCTGTAACCGTACGATTTGACTATGGTTTCCGATGGCTTGACGACATTGTAAGTAACAGTACTGAAACTAACGAGGAGGCGAACTAATGGGGCTGGATATGTTTCTTATGAAAGAAATCTACACAAAAAATTGGGAGCATACACCCAAGGAAGAACGGTATGAAATCACAGTCAAGCGTGGCGGTAAGCCAGTTGACGTAGAACCTAAGTATCTGGTTGAGGAAGTTGCTTATTGGCGAAAGGCTAACCAGATTCACGCTTGGTTTGTCCGCAACGTACAGGGTGGCGAAGACGAATGTAATCCGTACTATGTCAGCCTGAGGGAACTTGAAGATTTGTTGGAAACTGTCCGAACTGTTCTGCAGTCCATCACACTGTCTGAAGGAAGAATCCAAAATGGCTGGAAGATTGAAAACGGCGAACGAGTACCAGTGTTTGAGGACGGAAAGTTCATTGATGACCCAAGTGTTGCCAAACGGCTGTTGCCTTGTGAAGAAGGCTTTTTCTTCGGCAGCACTCAGTATGACGAATGGTACTACGCTGACCTCAAGTACACCGAAGAAGTGCTGGAACAGTTGATTGCGAAGCACACTGACGACTACACGTATAAGTATCAGGCAAGCTGGTAGATATGTATTACTACTCAAATCCGTTCCAAAAAATTGAGCTAAGTAAGTATTATGAGACTCCACCAGATAAAGTGTTCAAAGATATACAGCTTAGAAGTTGCTCGCTCTGGTCGCAATATGATGATACGTACGGCTATGCTACCAAAAAAATCACGTACATTATGGGACTTGAAAACATTAAAGATAACGCATGGGTGATTGTTTCTATGTTTGATAGTATAAATCAAATGACGCTCTGGCAAAGTTTGTCAGTTAGCACCAAAGACTACGTGTTAAGTATTCAGGAGGCGAAATGAAATTACAGGACTTGACCGTTACCAAAACTCGTAAGGGTACAGATAGCATGGCTTGGTACTATGCTATCGAAGCCCCAGGAGCTACGCACCTCAAAGTCATGCTCTACTACGATTTAGGTGGGTATAACTACTTCACCAGCAAGCAGAAGGAACGTGGCTACTACGTGAGTATTCAGCCAGTCAGCCTATCGGCTGTAAGCGAAAGTTTCAGCCTGTTTGGACAGAACAGTGGAGGGTATATTTTCCTCGAACCAACCAAGCGATTTAGTCGTAAACGATTAGCCGAATTAGAGGCTACGTGCTTGGACGAGGTTGATGAGTATGCGAATCAGCTCATTGTAAAACTTTGCACAATTTAGTATAATATAGAAAGGTAAAAGGAGGCATTATGACAGAAACAACAGAAGAACTGCTCAAGCCGAGTGAGATTGCCAAGCGTGGTCTTATCGTCAACAGCAAGGGTAAGCCAGACTATCGGTTTGTTATCAAACTGATTAAGGACGGTAAGCTCCGAGCTGTTGCTTGGACGAAGCAAACGTATGTTGATGGTGAGCGAGACCAGTATCTCGTACCTATCTCGGCGATTGACGAATACAAGAAAAACATTATGGGTGCAGTCCAGTGATAGCAGATATTCTAACTATGTTACTCGGTGTAGTTGGCTTATGTTTGGCAGTAGTAATTGTCTACGCAACGTATGTCGCTATCCGAGTTGACCATCGTAAACGAATCAAGAAGTAAGTAATTTTTTAGGAGGCGAAATCATGGCAGAAGAAAAAGCAAAAACATTCGACTGGAAACGGTTTGTAAAAGTACAACAGAGCTTGCCGAATGTCGGTAAGGACGGTAAAGGAAACTACGGCTCATACATGAAGCTAGAAGACCTGAACCCAGCACTCTTGAAAGTCCTGAACGATAATGGTTTTGTGTGGGTGACTATGCCAGTCTACGAAAACGGCACACTGTTTGCAGTACACGCTGGTTGATACCGTAAGTGGTGCTTCAATCGGTGGTGTGATGGACTTAGTAATGGCGCAAGACACGCCCCAGGCTCAAGGCTCGGCAATTACGTACGCTCGGCGTTACACGCTGACGGCTGTTACTGGTTTAGTTGCAGACATGGACGATGACGGTCAACAGGCGAATGATTCAAAAGAAGCTCAGAATCTCAACGCAGCTCAAATTGCTACCAAGTTCGCAGACGTAAAGAGTAAGGCTGATATTGCCAAAGTGTTTAACACGCTCAACGCTACGGAAAAGAAACTCGCAGTTCCAGTAGTCCAAGAGAAAATGCGCGAGGTGACAAGTGACTGATTGGATTACGGTTGGTCAAAACTCAGTAGAATGGTTTGAAGCTCGGCTCGGGAAGGCTACTGCCTCCCGATTCGCCGACTGCTTAGGAGTCACAAAAACTGGTAAAGAATCGGCTGCGCGCAAGAACTATCGTTCTCAGCTAGTGATTGAACGAATGACAGGCAGAGTGGCTGAATCATATACTAATGGTGCTATGCAATGGGGTACAGATACCGAACCAACCGCCCGAATCGCTTACTCGCTACACACTGGCAATACCGTAGAAACAGTTGGGTTCATGGAACACCCAGAACTGAAAGCAGGAGCTAGTCCTGATGGCCTGATAGATAACGGCACAGGTGGCATTGAAATCAAGTGTCCGAACACCGCAACGCATATTGAAACCTTGCTCAGCCAGAAAGTGCCGAATCAGTACAAGTGGCAGATATACGGTCAAATGTGGATTTGCAATCTGAAGTACGTGGACTTTGTAAGCTATGACCCCAGAGTGCCTGACAATCTCCAGCTTTTTGTCCAGCGTGTTGAACGTGACGAGAAAGCAATCGAAATGCTCGAAGCAGGTGTACGCACGTTCTTGCAAGAGGTTGACGAAGAACTGGCTAAACTCCAAACCCTCAATGCCTAGAATTAGGCAATATAAAGCCCTACAAGCCATGTTTAGTGGCAAACCCATACAACTAACCAACTAGGAGAATAAAATGGCTCACAGCGAAGATATGAAGCAAATACTACAAGAAGCTCCCGACTTATCGGAGCTAAAGAGAATCTACGGCCTGGACGATGTATCAAAACTGCTCGGCTCACTCCCGAATAGTATGTACGTGGCTGAACAGGCCGTCATGGAAGCCGAACGCAAGCTGGCTAAAATAAAGTTTGAACTCAAGCAAAAGACCGCCCAAGCTCACTTGAAGGCTCGCAACAATCCCGACCTGACAAGTGCTGATGACCGTAAAGCCTGGGCTACTACCCAGATAGAGGTAATCGAATCAGAGCTGGCAGTCATTGAAGCTGACGCTGAACTGTCTCAAGCCAAGCTGATGTTTAACCGACTAGAGAGGTTCTTCATTGCAGCTCGTAAGTTAGCAAGTCTACTCGTGGACGCTGACCAACGTATTGATGATGTGACTAAGTACAATCAGCCTGAGACTATTTGACCATTCAATTTTCTGTGCTAAGATTCTAGTAATATCACTTCGATATTCAGGAAATTACTCACCAGTAAATGAGTACCGTTCGCAACGGAATATAAATGCGGAATAGCATCAGCCGAGACCAGAGGCTTCTACCGCTCGAAAGAGTACTGTGCAACGACCCCATCATTAGGGCGAGGGTAGCTAACAAGAGGCTCACCAAAAGAAACCCATAGGGTTTTTGGAAACAGGGAAAAAACTAGGAGGGTGTAACAGACTTACTAGCCGAAGGCTTATAGTAGGTAGGGTAACTAGTTGACAAAGTTATGCTATTTGCTAAAATATAAGCATATCGAAGTAGATAAATACTCCCTTCTGGTCGAGGGAGTTTTTCTATTCTAGGCTGGCGTGTATAATACGAACCACGATAAACAAGGAATTGCCTATTCGTAACAAAAAACGTTTTGTGGAGATTGTCGGAGTGATACTGGTAATCGCAATCCTAGTCACCTCAGTATTGTTGGCTAAGAATGAAGCGAAACTAAAACAGCGTTCGATTGACCAGCTCAAACTTGAGCAGAGTCAGCTTAATTCTGAATATGAAAAATTAGAGCAGGATAAAACCAAAACCGTTGAGAGTTTATCTGAATCAAAGGCTCAGTTAGAAGCTAAACAGCAAGAGGTTCAGCAGAAACTTGATGAGATAGAAAAATTGAAACAAGAGAATAATCGTTTGCAGTCAGCCCGACAGTCGAAGCTGGCTTTTTTAGTACCTACGGCTCAGGCTAGTGGTACTACTGACGAGAAGATTCTCAAACTCAAAATGTGTGAGAGTGGTAATAACTATGCTGCCAACACAGGAAATGGCTACTATGGTGCTTTTCAGTATGATATTGGTAGCTGGGGTAATTATGGTGGGTATGCTAGAGCAGATTTAGCTCCGCCAGAAGTTCAGGACGCTAAGTTCCAAGAAACCTATGCTCGGCGTGGTGGTAGCCCTTGGCCTATGTGCAGCAAGAAAGCAGGACTATGATTGCGACTGTTGCCATTGTCAGTGTGGTGAGCTTTATTGGTGGTTTTCTTCTGGGGTTAGTAGTGACTACCCTAGTTGATGATGACAGTGTAGACATATAGCCGTATACTGAACGTGGTGACGAGAAAAACCGTACAAATTTAGTTGCGACAAGCACCCCTTCGGGGGTGTTTTGTTGTATTATCTAGGCAGTACCTTACAAAAGGGGGAGAAATGAAGCCAGTAGAACTTGCTCTCTCTTTTCTGGGGAGACAAATCATTCTCACAGACGCAAACTGCACGCTGTACCGCTTCCATAGCCAGCCGACATCGCAGCTTACGCCCATTGGAAAGCAGAGAGCATTGACGATGAGCTGGGAGGCATACTATGACTGGACAGCCCCACCTGTCAGGCTTTGAGCCAACTGACTCCGAGGCAATTCGAGCTATTCGCCAACGACTTAGCGTTCTGTACGCAACACACGCAGAAATCACTCACGAGATTGACGAACTGCAAGAGTTGCAGCGAGAAATCCTTTTGAGAGGAGAGCGATGATTCTCTGGAAGATTTACCAGCGAGCCTGCTACAAGGTCGCTGACAGCCTGTACAACGGCCTCCGCAAAGCCTTCGGACACTTGGAGTAAGGAGGTGGCTATCTCTGGCGTAAAGCCAGTATTCTCTGGGTAGCGTCCGCACACTGCCCCCACAGTTCCCCTGCGCTACCTTGGGAGTTCCTGAGCATGAACAGAAAAGGCTCACTAAACACGTTGAGAATGTTATAATTAGTACAGTGAGGCGATATGAAATCTTGTAAAACGTGTGGCAAGGACTTCAGCCCATATAAATCTACAGACAAGTGGTGTAGCTCCCAGTGTTATTGGAAAGACCCGACTAAAAAGGTCTACAAGCCGAAACATCGTAGCGAACCACCGCACAGGAGTAAAATCAAGAAACTGTCCAAGGCCAGAGACGGCTTTGTTTGCCAGCTACGATACCTCCTGCCTGGTGGCTTGCAGCACGATAGGCATAACGTCATGGTCAGCTCGCACCATATTCTGTATTTATCTGAAGGTGGGCCTGATTCACTTTGGAATCTTGTCTCACTCTGTGAGGCTTGCCACACTATCGTCCACTCAGACAAAAAAACCTGGCAACCGTACTTGCTTGAAGTCGTCAATGGCAAGAATTGGTTACAATCGATTCTCCAGCAAGACGGCCAAGACGGAGTTCCGAAATCAACACGTGAGCGATACTCTAAGAAGCTCAAGGCATTGTGGAATAATGGTATAATGTAATTCTGCTGATATGGTTGTGATTCGCCTCCGCCATATCAGCTTTTTAGTGAAAACCACCTTAACCACTATCTTGCAAACTTAGGAGAACTTCGCTATAATTAGTCATGTAAAACAATTAAGGAGGCGAAAATGAAAAACGGCAGAAATCAGTTCCGCATACTGGCTATACTCGTAGCTATCGTATTTGGAGCTGCTTTATTTTACCTGTTTATTCAGGCGTTTGATTTGTACATCACCCAGCGGTGTTTAGAAATGCCAGCTGGTCAAATGATGACAAACGAGGACTGCAAGGAACTATTCAGGTGATAGGTCAAGACGGCAGTCAGTCGTATCTCAGACTTGATAGCGAAAACTTCTCTATGGCAATTAGCCCAGAAGATTCGCAAATAGTCCACGATTTACTGCACAGCAACCCTCGAGTACTGGAGTACGTTATGGCGATACTGACAGTCTGTGAGGTCGATAAAAATAACCAGCTTAGTGAGATTGAGGTCAAAACCTTTTGTATAGCAATCGGGTATATCTTAAATAATCTCATAAGCGATGTAATAGAAGAAAAAGTATAAGGAGGCGAATTATGCCAGGGATTCCAGGTGTATATATATATAACGATAAGGGCGAGATTGTTGGTGCTACTGGCGGTAAAAAAGCCGCTGTGACCAACAAGAAACGCTACGGTAAAGGCTTTTACGTTCGTATCGGTGCGTTAGGCGGGCGCAAGAGTACGGGTGGTGGCTTCGCTGCAAATCCAGAGCTTGCTCGTGAAGCAGGTCGTAAAGGCGGTATGGTGACTAAAGCCCAGCGAGAAAAGAGCCGAAGCAATGCGAGATAATGTGAAATCAGCTTTTGCTATCATGGCTGGCCTAGTGTTCTTAGGATTTTATGGTTGGGTTGGCAGTCAGTTCGGCCCGAATAAAGTCCAGCAGACCGATACTGCAAAGAAAGCCAGTGAGCATAATATGTTGGTATCAAACTGTAAAACAGGTGCGCTTGAAACAGGCAACGTCAACGATTCACAGGCGACTACGTACTGTGAGTGTGCAATCACGAAGATTGAAGACTTGTACCCAGACTTTTCTACGAACGAAGCACGTTTGCAGCGAATCCTCAGTGAAGGCTTTAACCAGTCCGAAACTGATATTATGTCAGCTTGTGTAGATAAGATTGTTGAGTAGTATGTGTGTGCATGATAGGCCGACAATATATATCTATTGTCCGCTATGCAAGAAAAAAATCTCTGAAGGTATTGTGTGGCACTGGCAGCTCCATCACATGAAAGAGTTATCGAAGTTAGAAAATATCAGACGTAAAAGTATGTGGGGTAAGTATGAATAAGACTGAATATCTGTATGAAGCTATTGTTGAGCGTGTTATCGATGGCGATACAGTAGTAATGACAATCGACTTAGGTTTTCGAGCCAGCATGAAGATACCAGTTCGGCTCTATGGAGTTGATACTGACGAGCTGAATCGTAAAACAGGTGATGGCTATGCAGCCAAAGAGTTTATCGAAAAGCATTGTCCTGTAGGCAGTAAGCAGTTGCTCTTGAGCCACAAGAATCAAGCCGACAAGTACGGTAGGTGGCTCGGCACAATCTTGCAACCAGGTGGTGTATCAATAAATGAACAGCTACTCACGTTAGCTCTGGCACGACCTTATTTTGGAGGTGCTAAATGAGCAAGGTTTATAAACTCAGGCTCTTGCAAGACTTACCAGAGTACCCAGCCGATTGTGTGTTTATTCTTGACGAAAACGGCTGGCGTGGTTATTGGGAGAATGGTAATTGGACTTTACCAAGTTGGCTAGAAGACTTGCTCTATACGAATATTCCAGAAATCAGTACCGAAATGACCGAGTGGTTTTCACCGATTGACGATGAAGAATCTACGACTTATGTAGTCAATATGAGTGGCGATATTCGAGAACACAAGATATACAGCTTTTGGGTTTTTGATAGTAATACCGTCATGTTTGAGACAAGAGAAGAAGCCGAACGGTTCTCTCAAAAACTAATAGCTCTACGAGAAGGAGGCACATTATGAAATTAACTGAAGAACAGAAGCAATTACTAGCTGACGCTATTGCCACGTATGACGAGGTGTGCTTATGGAAATACTCATCGCCAGAGCAGCGCAAAGAAATGCTGGAATACGGCGAGAAGCCACCAACTCGTGAGATTGTTACCGAAAAAATGTTTTTAGAGCAAATTACTAAGATTGTTGAGCCAGCAGACGACAAAGCCACTATAACTACAGTCGGCATTGTTGAGAATGGTAAGGCTATTGGTTGGGAATTTGATTGTAGGGGTGAAGTATCTGGTATGACTTTCAACGCAGACGGCACTCAACTTATCGCTGGATATACCATCGAGGAGCTTAAAAAGATAGCAGACGACAAGCCAAGTCTTATGGGCAGGCAGGTTGCGACAGTTAGAATTAGAGAAGCCAAGAAAGCCATTCTAGCCCTGTTAGTAGAGGCTGAACTTAAGGGTTTTATGGTCGGTTTTGACTGTTATGATTACGAAAGGCTACGGGAATATAAAGCGACTTTAGAGAGTAAGCTTCAAACCTTACGGGGCAAGGAGACCACCTAATGAGTAGAGCTAAGACTACAAAGGCAGCAAAAGAACGCTCTCGTATGCACCTGTATCGGCACATAGACGAGCTGCTCAGACAAAACCCAGACAAACCAAAACGCAAACTCTCACCAAAGAAAGCCTGGAAAAAGTTTGTGAATGGAGAACTGAAAGGAGAGCCTAATGAGTAGCGTAGAACATAAAATCCGCGAGGTGCTGGAGAATGTTGCTATAGAATATGGCGAATACCCCTCACCTAAAACGATAAATGTCGACCAAGCCACCCAGTCCATACTCCAGATAATAGAGAGTGATGTGATAGGGGGTAAGAGTTGGCACACTTGTTACGACTCCTCTAAATGCAACCGAGATTGTAAGGGAATGATAGAAAATGACCTTCGTGCCGAGCAACGAGCTAACTTAAGAGAAGAAAAACCACAGAGCCAGAAGATAACTTGCCCTAATTGTGACCACCAGTTTGCTTGGGGTGACGCACAAGTTAGCGAAGAACAGCGAGCAATCTATGAACTATATCAGCACGGACATTCAATCAGAGCTATTGGAAGAATGTTCAAAATGCACCCAAAGTCAGTACGTTATAAGATTAAAAAACTAAATAGAAATAAGTATGTAGAACCTAACCCAGTACAGGAGAAGCAAGAATGAGTGAACGCTTAGATAGGTACAAACGAGCTAACTTAAGAGAGTATAAATAGTATGAGTACACAAGAGAAGCTGTTGGGCTCAAAGACTTGTTCTAGGTGTAATAAGGTCTTATCTATTGATAGTTTTTCTTACGACTCTACTAACAAGCGGTATAAAGCTGGGTGTAAGAAATGTTTAGCCTCTTGGTATAGTAAATATGCAGCCGACAACAAACAAAGGGTCTTGGAAACAGCGCCTAAAGTTATTGTTGATGGGAAACTGACTAGAGGGCAATATCGTTCATTACATCAGTGGGTTGCGTCACGACTTGGCCGACCCTCAAGGTGTGAAATATGTGGCTCTACCGATAAGAAGAGATATGATTGGGCAAACATCAGTGGTGAATATAAGCGAGATACTGCCGACTGGGTTCGCCTCTGCATGAAGTGCCACAGGGCATACGATAAAGCTGGCGAAAAACAATCACTTAAGGTTGGTGAGAAGTGCAGAAGTGGCAAGCACACAATATCTGAGAGTGGCATATACACCTACCCTGATGGTGCGCAAGAATGTAGGGCCTGTAAGCAAGATTGGTATCAAAAGCATAAACATCGTTGGTGGAAGGGTAATGTATATGATAGGAACAGGAGCAATAATCATGGATAAGGTGTATGTAGCGTTTGGAACGCTGTTTTTTATCGGCCTAATCGTGTTGCTGTCCAAGCGTGATGAAGAATGTCCCCGAGAAATCGCTGGTTACTCTTGTCGGTATAATGATAAATGTGACCACAGCCCAGAAGCTGTTGCGAAGGCTAAAAAAATAAGGAGTAACGCATGAATCACTTTACCTGGCTAGTACTTGGCGGTAAGCGTCAGAAAGCCTATATCTACAAAGACAAAATTGGTGAGTATCGTTGGCGAATCGTTAGCCGTAATGGCAAGATTCTTGCAGATAGCGGAGAAGGCTATAAGCGCATGATGGGCGCATTGCGTGGCTTACAACTGGTTACTAAAAACTTCGACATCAAGCTAGAGAAGGTGGACTGGTGAAAGGCGAAAACCTGAAAATCATTCGGACGATTCTCGAACACCCGAAACGCCGAGGCTTGCCGTTCAAGATTGCTCTTGACGAAGCTATTACGGAAGTTCAATACCAGGTATCTCAGGACGTATTATCTATGCTGGCTAACATCGCTATCAGTGGAAACATCACTCAGGCAAAACGGAAGGTGAAAGAGTATGAAGAAAAGTACCGAATCGAACAGTAGAAGTTACAAGCTATTCAAGCTCAATGTTATGTACTTCAAGCGGTACGGCTCATGGCCGAAAGGTAATCAGCTTCAAGACTTTATTGCTTTACTAAGAGAGGAGACGCATGGCAGGTCGGGAGAGAGAAGTGAAAACACTCAAAAAAATACTCAAGAAGTACGGTATGACGATAGAGCAGACACGCAAGCACAGAGTAATCAGAAATCATGACGGACAGGCGTTGTATTGGTTTTCCAGCACTCCAACTTGTCAGCACTTTGCCGAAAACACGCTCAGTGATTTGATAAAGTTAGGGCTTGTGCCGTTGTCTGAAAAAAACAAAAAGATACGATAAAATAAGTATGTGGTCTAGACTGGTTGTTGTAACTCCTTTCTGTTAAATGGTAGTTTTGCACTAGCGTAAGTTCCAGAAAATCCGCTGGAAGCCACACCCCCAGGAGGCGTGATGATATTTAGACGTGATGAAATGATTGACTATGATGTGACTGATTATGATTTGTCAGTTGCTATGCAGTGGGACGCTGAGATTGCCAAGCACCGAGCAGGAGCTTCGAGCCAGCAGATTTTTACTGAACACCAGAACGTTGCGTCAGATTTAGGCGAAGAATACGTTTTACAGTACCTACAAGACACGTTACGAGTTCCGACCACCAAACCCCACCCTGACAGGCGAAAACTCACTACAGGTGGCGATACGTACGATATTTTGGTAGCTCCTGCGTCTATACCAAGCTGGACTCGGACGATTGACGTAAAAACTAAGGTTGATAAGACTGGCTGGAATACTACCCTTGACCGTTTGCTGGAGTTTGATGTGTTCCTTGATGAGCCAGAGCCAGGCAAAGGCAATCAGATTCAGAAGCCTATGGACTACTATTTTTTCACCTTGTATCAGCCTAGCTTACGAAAACTGATTATTCTTGGTTGGAGCAGTAAAGAACGGTATCTGTCAGCCAAGTCGCACCGAGTGATTGAGAAAGGCGAAGCACTGCCGTCAGGCTACCCAGCTAGGAATAAATGCCACCTGGTAAAAGTCAAAGATTTGATAGCTGCTGAGGACTTCTACATCAAGGCACAAAGCCCGAAAGAAGCGAACGAAATCCTGGTCAGATTCATGGCATGATATAGTAATTTTTGGTATAATATAGACATAACTAAATCACACTTAGGAGGCGAAAAATGAACGTAATTTACAGCATAGGTCATGGTACGAAAAGTACCGATTTACTGATTAGTCAGTTGCAAGAAGCGAATATTGAAATGGTAGTTGACGTTCGGTCAGTGCCATACTCAAAATACAATCCTCAGCATAATCGTGAGGCGTTGCAGTCCTCACTCAAAATGCAGGGCATTGACTATATGTATCGTGGCAAAAGTTTAGGCGGTAGGGGCGGTAACATTCTACGTGAAGAAACGCTTGATGAAGTGACAAACTTAGTCCGTAACGGCAAGAAGGTAGCTGTTATGTGCAGTGAAACCAATCCTCGTCAGTGTCATCGGGCTATGTATGGCGAAGACGGTATACGTTTACAGCCAGACTTTGAAGCTCGTAATTTGTCTATGCAGCACATCGGTTTAAGCTCAAGTCAAGAGCCTAGCAGCCAAAGCAAGCTGTTCTAATTATGGTGGGTTGAGCAGTTTTATCGGCTGTGAGATAATAGCAGTACAGTAGTTTTTACTGGTTACTGCGGGCGTAATGTAATGCAAGCATGGCTTACTTCCAGTAAGCACGTTCAGGTTCAACTCCTGACACCGCAACCATTTTTATAATTATGAAAGGTGACTTTACGCCAAAATGATAGTTCAGAATGAGAACATTTTTTTCGGGCTTACGAAAGCCGACCAACGTAAATACTCAGTAGCTTTGCTCCGTTACTTGCGAGCAGAACACGAAAACTTCGTAAATCCTTGCTGTGGAATGTTCACATTCGTACGCTGTGCTATTGAAGCAGGGTTTGAAAAAGACAAAATTAAGACCTCCGACATCAGCCTGTACACGTCACTGCTTGGCTACCTGTTCTCTGGTAAGCCGATTGAAAAGCTCGGGTTTATTCTTGGTGATAAGTTTGTTGATGATTACGATAAGCAGAAGGACGAAATAGGCCGAGTAGCTTACTTGATGTGGGTTATGAAAGTATCGCAGATAGAGCCAGTTGCCTATCGCCGAGACGCTCTGGCTGACCTCTACGCCAGCAAGGACGTATACATTGCCAGCCTACGTAGCCAGATTGAGCGTGAGTTCGCTATTTACGAAGGTATTGATTACGAAGTACGAGACCTACGTGATGAGCTATCAGCCCAGCGTACTGCCGATACCGTTATGATTCTGAATCCGCCAATCTACGTTGGTGACTACGCCAAAATGTTTGACTTCAGGGAGAATCTGCAGTGGGAAGCCGATATTGAGCAGTTTGATTTCAAGGCTGAGTATCACAATCTGTTTGAGGAAAGCAAGAACCAGAACTACCCGATTATTTGGTTTAGGCACGAAGACATTAAAGGTTTTAAGCCAGAAGACGTTATTTTCAGCAAAGAGTACAAGGTTGGCGAAGAAGACTATGCTCTGATAAATCACCCAGAACTCCTGGACAAGTTTCCGTATCGCAAGTACGTAGCAAGTTTCAAGCGCAACAATCTCCGACCTTACCCAGCCAAAATGCTGAATGATGATGATGTAATTACTGAAAACAGCACCGTTCAGTTTGTAGTTGTGGAAGAAGACATCGCTCTGTACTACCGAGACTTACTGGCTCACCGCTTAGGTAACTCACGTGCTGAGAATTACTACCTAGTGCTGATTGACGGCAAGATTATGAGTGCTGTTGGAATCAACACCGGCCACCTGTTCAAACTCCAGGGAGATTATATCTACGAACAGTTCGGTATGAGCGTACCGCTGAAAAACTACAACACGTCACGTTTGTTGATGTATCTCCTGACCAGCAAGAGCATGGTTAAAGCCATTCACGACACCGCTAGTAAGGTCAATCGGCTGTATACCCTCACAGGCATTAAGACTACCAATCTCAGCAAGTACCGCAAGCTCAAAACGCACAGCGGTCTGATGAAAACGGTCAACCGAGAGAAAATGCCAAACGGTATGTATAAGATTCAAGATTACACCAAGTTCCATGACCGAGACTGGAACGAAAGCATACGGCTGTTCTTGGAAGATAAGAAAGTAAAATAGGAGGTTACATGGCAGCAGAAAATCAACCAAACGCAGAGAAGGTCGTAGACTTATGGGACGGTATTAGTCTCTGGAAGGTACACCTTGACGCACTACGTGAGCAGGACGTAAACGCTCGAGTTATGCCAAAAGAAAAGTTTGACCGCTTGGTTGAGAACTTAAAGGCTACGAAGAAGCTCGAATCGCTCCCTCTCGTCACTCCGATTGTAAATCCAGCAGGAAACCTCCAATTCTCGATTATCTCAGGCCACCACCGTACTCGTGCAGCCCGAGCAGCAGGTATTATGGAGATATTCGTCTTAGTGTATGAAGAACAGCTCACGAAAGACCAAATCATCAGCAAGCAGTTGGCTCACAACGCTCTGTCTGGTTACGACAACCCTGACCTCCTCGCTGAACTCTATGGGCAAATCGAAGACATCAGTGAGAAACTCGCCTCTGGACTAACCGACATCGAGATTCAGGTAGATACCCCAGACATCAGTGCAAAAAACATCGTAGTAGAGTTTGAGTTCGAGCCAATCTATATTCTGTTCTTACCTCGTCAGCTCGAACGCTTTGAAGAAGTCCTCGACACCCTCGAAAAAGACAGCAAGAAGTACCTAGCAGACTACAAGGATTTTGATAAGTTCAAGAAAGTCGTGACTGACGTGAGTAAGCGAGAAGATATTAGGAACATCGGTGGAATAATGGCTCGTATGATGGATATTGTCCAGGAATACTATAAGACCCACCCAGAAAGTGACGATGACAAGTCCTAGCTCCTCTCAAGACCCCTCAGCAGTACGTAAGGAAGCCTATACACGTATCGAGGACGAAGAACGCAAGAAAATCAGCAACCTCGAAAATCTCGTGAAGCTCTTATACAGCCAGAAGGTAAAATCAGACCAAGACGGTAACATCACCATGTCAATGTCGCCAGGGGAAATAAAAGACCTCATTACACTGGAGGAGAATCTCATGAAATTACGTAGAAAAGTTAATGGATTCTTGGATTGGTAGTATGTGTACATTAAGATATTTATGTAAGGGTCAGATATGAGTAAACGACCACAGGCTTTAGCAGCTCTGGAAGTAGCTCGAGACGCACGTGCTAGAGGCTATAAATCACTCCTGCACAGTCCTCCGTATCGTGAGGTTAAAGAGTGGATTGACGATAAGCTGAACACTGGCAATATCAGTATTAACGAATTGCACCGTCAGGCAGTTAAGCAGTTCCCTGATAAGAAGATACCGTCACTGCCAACGCTAGTGAATTACTCGAAGAAGCATTGGGTTCCAAAGCAAGTAGCTGTACCGATGTATATACCCGACTACATGAAGGCAGTATCGCAGTTTGACAGTTACCTGAAGCTGATTGAATCCGCTAAAGAGTTGTGGGCGAGGTATCAAGAAGCCAAAGCTGATGAAGTTGGTTTAGGCAATCGCTCGGTGAAATCTGCTATATGGATTGACCGCTATTTGAAAACGCTCGAATCGCTGTTGAACTTTGAGATTAAGTTACATATCCGAGACGCTACGCAAATGCCAGAGAACCTTACGCTCAATCAGTTCAACGTTACTCAGCATGGCCCGATAGCCGACCTTGAAGCAGCCGAAGGTATACTGGTTGACACTAAGACCATTCAGAAATGGGAGGAGAAGCTCAATGCCCTCAGAGACAGCCGAAGTGCTGAAGCTGGCACCGCTGATAAGCCAGCAGAATAAGCAAACCTGCCGAGATAACTTCGGAGCTTTTTGTGAGGTTGTACGTGGCTTCGATAATAACTGGCATCATAACGAATGGGCGGAGATACTGCAGAATCGAGCCTATCAAGTTGGCGATGATATTCACTACTGTTTACCTGGGGAAAAACCTGTTGACAACAGGTGGATAATGTTATTAGCACCACGTAACCATGCTAAGAGTACTGAGTTCACCGTATCGTACCCTATGTGGGAGTTAGGACGAGACAAGAATAAACGTATTGTTATCTGTACGTACTCGCAGAGCCAGTCCACATCATTCTTGCGTGAGATTACGACTGAGTTCGAGCGTAACGAAAAATATAAGGAAGTGTTCGGTAGTATCGTACCGACCATGCCTGACAAGTGGACACAGCACGAGATTATTGTTGACCGAGACAGGACTGACTTAAAGGACGCTAGTATATCGGCTACCTCGATTGGTGGTACTGTTCTATCGAAACGTGCCGACATCATTATCTGTGCCGACATATTGAGCCAGGACAATACCCGAACCTCCGACCAACGAGAGAAAGTACGTCAGTGGTTCTGGGAAGTCCTCTTGCCTGTATTAGAGCCTGGTGGACGGCTTATCGTTGTGGGTACGGCTTGGAACGCTGACGACTTGTATCATCAGCTACTTGGTGACGAAAGTTTCCAGATTCGTAAACGCTATGACGCAATTATTAGTGAAGAACGTCAAGAGACTATGTGGCCTTCACGTTGGAGCTGGGAAGAACTCATGCGACTGAAAAAGTCTATGGGTAGTGTGGCTTTTGCGAAAGCCTACCGAAACATCGTACTGACCGCAGAAGACGCTGTATTCAAGGTAGAATGGCTGAATAAGGCGAAAGAACGTGGTAAGAATCGCCGACTGATTGAAACGCTTGATTATAGTAGGTGGGACTTAGGTCAACTGACGATTGCTGCTGGAGTTGACCTTGCTATCAGTCAGAAAGACGGCTCAGACTTTACGGCTATGTCGGTAATTGGCTGTACTCGTGATGGTACGAAGATTCCGCTGTATGCGATACGTGATAAGTTGTCACCTGCTGAAGTCCGTCAGAACATTATTGATATATGGGAACGTTTCCAGCCAGCAGTGATTATTGTTGAGAATAACGGTTATCAAGAGGCTATACGGCGTGATTTAGCTGATACGACCTCACTACCTATCAAGGCATACACTACAGGCGGAGAAAAGTTTGACGCTGAGATTGGTATCAACTCAATGGCGGTAGAGTTTGAAAACGGCAAATGGATTATTCCGTACGATAAAGATAGCCATAGCACCATGACCCTCATGGACCACCTGATTGAAGGTCTCCTGCGCTTCCCTAGCGGTCACACAGAAGATTTAGTAATGGCTACGTGGTTTGCGAATAATGGACTACGTGACCTCCTGAATAGTACGAAGAACGCCACAATAAGCGTAGGTAAACATGGGCTATGGTAGTAAAATAGTTGTATACTGTAAGCAATTAGTGTAAGGAAGCAAATGCAGAAGCGCCCCTGGTATAAACGATTCACAATAAGCGAAATGACAGGTAAGGTCAATACTGAAAACTCCTGGCTGACTGCTGTATACTCGACATTCTGGAAAATGGTTGGTAGCAATAAGACGACTATCGATTACACGAAAAATGACTATGACCTGTTTAGGTCTATTTATTACGCCTCGGTTATGAACAATAAAGGCAAGGAATACCAAATGGCTGCACCGCTTGGTAAGCCTGTTATCAATATCTTGGCTGGCTATGTAGCTGGTCGTGGTGTAACTGTCTCTATTGATGACAATGATGATATTGAAACCGACATCAACGAATGGCTGAATCAGAACAAGGGCATACTGTATGACTTCGTAAAGTTCTCGTATCGAGACGGTGATTCATTCGTATACATTGATGAGCTTGGCAATATTCGTATCGAAGAAGCCTCTAGCGTTGACGTTATGACTGACCCTGTAACTGGCCTCGTGATAGGGTTTGATGTACACGAGACTACCAAAGAGGTTGACCCTGTAAGTGGCCGAGAAGAAGGCTATGTCTACTTGCGTCAGTACCGTACCGATAGTGTGCAGATACTCAAGTGGAAAGAAAACGAAACTCGAGAAAAAGCTGAAGTTGTATTTAGTCAGGTGTACTATAACGAACCTGGAAACGAACAGTCTGGCCTTTCGTCACGCCGTCTCCCGATTATTCATTACCCGAACGAGCCAGAAGCACGAGCTATCTACGGCAATAGTGAGTTCCAGAACTTGTTGATTATTCTCCGTAACTACTCAGCCGTCTTAGAGAACTCGACTAAGAGCGTTATATACAACGGTACGCCGATACCAGTCCTCAAGGGTGTGCAGAACCAGGACGCTCTTGAAGCTGCCAGTAAGGACGAAAACGATACCTCGACATCAGCAGGTAAGAAACTTGAATGGGGTAGCAACTCAGTTCTGTATGTAAATGGCGAGAATGGTGACGCTAAGTTCTTACAAGCCAACGGCATTATGGACGATACGGCTAAATTGCTCGAGATATACTTCTACCTGATTGTTCAAGGTGGTGAGACCCCAGAGTTCGCTTTTGGTACTGCCGTCAGCTCAAGTAAGGCTTCGACTGAAACGCAAAGTCCTGTATTGGTTCGTAAGGTAGAGCGTAAACAGACCCAGCTCGCTAAGGTGATTGAATTACTGGTAGAGACCTATATCGAAAAGAAACAGCTTATTAGTGACCCTCTGTACTTGAAACTCAAGAATCAGGAGTATGCGCTCAAGGTAAACTTCCCACCGATTGACCAGGACGACAAGCAACTGACACTCGAGACTGTCCAGTGGGCTGTAGAGCAAGGCATACTGTCTGAAAAGACTGCACTCGAGCTACTGTTAGCCGATAAGATTAAGGACGTAACGCAAGAACTCAAAGACGCTGCTGAAGAAGCCAAAAAAGCCGCAGAACAGGCAAATGCCGTACCTGAGCAGCAAAACCGCCTATTTCAAGAGCTTCTAAGCTCACAAACTGGAGCAACCCAACCTAGTACTCAACTTCCTGATGAAACTGGCGGTCAGTAAGCATACATTAAGTCAAAGGCGAAATTAGCATGGCAGATACTCTGCTCAAGTCGAAAATCGATAAACTTAAGAACTCACTCGATAAACGCTATCTGCTTTTGGCGTTATCGCTGGAACTTTTGATACAGGACGGCCTTGACCAGTTAGCAGAAGACATGGTGGCAGAAGTCGAAGGTTACGCTACCAGCAACGGTATAACCGACCAAGATTCACTGATTACTGGCCTGACTGAAATACTAGCTGCTTATTGGTTGGCGTTTGGTACTGATGTTGCAAAGTATCAAGGCAAGATTGCACAGGCTAAAGTTGACCAGGCACTTGAAACGGCTCTCCCGAAACTCAAGAAGGCTGGAGCTACTCAGGAAGCTATTGCTCTACAGAATGAACTCAAAGCCTACCCAGAACAGGCGATAAAGCGGTTTGCGTCTATCGAACGTGGTGGAGAAACGTACGTCCAGCGAATCACTACGCTCAAGTCTGGTTCTGAGAAGACTGTTCGTAACATTATCGCTAATGGCGTAAAGGACGGACTATCTGCTGAAAAGATTGCTCTGAATATTCGTCAGTACGTAAATCCCCTTCCAGGCGTAGCGAAAGCACGACCCTATGATATTTACCGTAAGACGTTCGGTAAGGCTAAAGACTTTACTCCGAAAGGTGTACCTGCTGGCACGATTCAAAGCAACGCTCTCCGTATTGCTCGAACCGAAACTGCTAATTTATATCGTGAGACTGCAGTAAACTTTTATGAAGATAAGGATTATGTCGTTGGCTATAAATGGGTACTATCGAACCGCCACCCACACTACGATATATGTGATGAGTTAGCAGCACGTGAACTTTACCCAAAAGGTGAGTCAGTGCCTTTTGCACACCCTTACTGCTTGTGCGATTTCCAGGCAGTGTTAGCCCCTATTGAAGATATGAAGTCTCTTGTAAGGCAAGGTAAGTTATCATGATAGAATGTTTATATGAATATCAAGTCTCTAGCTAGATTTAATAAATATATAGAGAAAACTGATAATTGTTGGAACTGGACTGGCGCAATAGTTAGTACAGGATATGGTCATTTTTATCTGAATGGTAAGCGTGTCCTAGCTCATAGAATATCTTACTCAATTTATAATGGAGAGATACCGAACTCACTCCACATCGACCACTTATGTCGCAATAGGCACTGTGTAAACCCAAGCCACCTAGAAGCTGTCACGCATCGAGAAAACATTTTGCGAGGTACTGGCGTTACTGCTGTAAACGCAAAGAAAACTCATTGCGTGAATGGTCACGAATTTTCCGATAAGAACACTTTGTATTATTATCGCAAAGGTAGAAAAAACGTTTCACGCAGTTGTAGGCAGTGTAGGCAAATAAGAGTAGCCAAATGGCGTATTAAGGAGGCAGTATGAAAAAAGTAGGTTCTTGTCTTGATTGTGGTCTACCAGTAGTTAGTTACTGGAAATCTAGCTACTGTAAAAAATGTGGCTATAAGCATAGGGTTAGACCAAGTGGTCTAAAGTACAATCTGAAAAGTAGTAATAAGTCATGGTTTGATAAAGGGCATACTCCCTGGAACAAAGGAAATAGTAATCCATATCTCGATAAAAGCACTGGTTATTATAAAATTAGTATCAATGGTGTTGAATATAAATATCATAGGTACATTATGGAAAAAAAACTTGGTAGAAAATTGCTTAAAACTGAAGTTGTGCATCATGTAAATCATAATAAGCTAGATAATAGGTTATCGAATCTTCAAGTAATGGACGTAGGTAGTCATATCAAACTGCATCACGAAATAAGGAGGAGTATCAATGCGTAAAATTGCAATCACTGGAGGTGGAGGCTTCCTTGGGCGATATGTAGTCCAAGAGCTTATCGATAAGGGTTACGAGCCACTGGTGTTTGACCATGTATCAAGAAATTACTTAGCTGGTGACCCACGAATCAAGTCAGAGCATTTTTACGGTGATGTAACGAGCGATACGGCTATGCGAGAACTGGCTGCTCATGCTGACGGTATTATTCACTTAGCTGCTGTTCTTGGTACTCAAGAGACAGTCCAGCACCCACACCCTGCAGCAATCAGCAACCTGCTTGGTGGTTTGAACTTCTTGGAAGCCTGTAACCAGTACGACTTGCCTGGTTCGTATATTGCTGTTGGCAACTGGTGGTTCAATAACACGTATTCGATTACGAAGAATATGATTGAGCGATTTACGTTCATGTATAACAATGACCGCAATGGTCGAGTAAATATTGTTCGAGCTGTCAACGCCTATGGCCCACACCAGTCAGTAGCAGCACCGTTTGGCTCAAGCAAGGTACGTAAGATTACGCCTTCGTTTGTCTGCCGAGCTTTGTCTGGTATGCCTATTGAGATATATGGTGACGGCGAACAAGTATCTGATATGGTATACGTTGGTGACGTAGCGAAAGCTCTCGTCCTGGCACTGGAAGAAGCCCAGAAACGTAACGTACTTGACCATACTGTTGAAGTAGGCCCACGTGAGCATAAGACCGTAAAAGAAGTGGCTGAATTAGTCCGAGACATCGCTGCTGAATACTGTCCTCAGCAAGACCTCAAGTATTTGCCTATGCGACCAGGTGAAAAGGTTGGTGATAAAGTAACGGCTGATACTGATACGCTCAAAGCGATTGGATTTGATGAATCTACTCTGGTTGACCTAGAGACAGGTATGCGAGAAACCGTTAAGTGGTTCTTAGAGAACGAAGGGACTACCTGGAATCGCCCTCAGTGAAAGTCTTTTGGCAGAACTATCACATCAGCGTAAATGACGGCCTCGTAACCGACATGATACAGGCTGGGCTAGACGTAATAGCCCCTAGTATTAAGTTTGGTTCTGACCATATAGGGTTCTTTGCAGCTAATGACGATACTCAGGCTAGGTTGGTTGAATATGACGAGTTTATGGCCTCAGAGCCGATGGCTATTATTATCAACTGCTCACAACTGTACGGCGATATGATGAAACTGTATAAAGCACGTGGTGAAGTCGATAGGTTAGTGTTCCTGACAAGCCAAATGGGATTCGGTGAGTGGCTACCAGAAGATTCTGACTTTTTGATGACGCACGAGCTGGCATGGCATAGGAAGTCTACCGCTAAGCACAAAATATTGCTGTTTAACCGCCCTAAATTGCTCGTCCCTACCAAAACCCCACAAGAGATACGTCAGGCGTTTCTAGACCGTCATATTAAGCTCTACGTGAATCATTTTACGACTAAAATATTCGATAACACGACATTCAGCAGGGAGCTGGCTGCAGCCGAGGAGTTTCGAGCTAAATGGAAAGAACGAACAGGCTATACGATTCCGTTCTATGGTTATGAGAACCCAGACGGCTATCTGACCATGCAAGAAGTCCATGAGAATATCAAAGACAGTATGTTCACACTGGTATTTAAGGGTCACGAGACTTGGGGGCAAATGGTGAATGAATCAATGCTGATTGGTACGCCTTGCATATTCTTGGAGCAGTTTATTGTTGATATGTTCACGCAGTACCTCATTACTCCAGAAACGGCTGTAATTGATAAGACAGTTGATGGCTTACTAAAGCAATTAGATTCTATGCGGTATGAAGACTACGAAACCCTGGTTATGGAATCACGCTCTCAGTCGCAAATGTTTACTGAGCCAAGCAACCGAATAGCCAAATTGCAATGGCTGTTTAGCAAGGTTGAGGAGTCTTTCTCGATATGATATATTTTAAGCAATAAGGAAGGTAAGAAATGCCGAAGCGTATCAAGTGTACAAATCTCGTAACAGTTAATGACGACCAGGGGAATCCTGTAGAGCGTGAATGTGGTAGTGTATTCGCCCATTTGATTAGTGATAAGACGATTGATATACGCCGTAAACATCAGAACTTTTTGATTACTGGAAATGATTATTCCGTCATAGGTACTTGCCCTAGGTGCGAGCATAGGACTAGTCTAGTAGTGACTAAGGGAGTGGTGGATTTAACCGATGTCGAGTTCAAAGAAGATAACCCAGCAGAACCAAAAACGCCTTCAGAAAATGGGGATAAACCCCAAGAGGGTGACGGAAGTGCTGGAGACACGCCGACAAAGGGCGATGGCTCTGCAAAAACGCCTGAGAAAGCTGAATAAGCAATCTCTGAAAAACATAGACGTTGACTGAATAACATGGTAGACGTACTATAGTTATGTAAGGTAGCAAATGCCGTCAGTATCGTTGCTGGTGGCTAATTTTTTAAGGAGAACTATGGAAAAGAATACAACCCTCGCTGGATTCACGCCTTACACCGCTGTCATTGCCGAAATGGATAATGATGGTTCTGGTGAGCTGGTTACTGTTGACCAGGAACTCCTTAAAGGTATTGTTGACCCCAGCGATACCAAACCAATGTTTGTCACTATCGAAGTTCTTAGTGAAGGCGTATCACGCAATGGCCGTAAATGGACAAAAGAGCTTATCGCCTCGGTTGCCGAGCAGGTAAACTCCAAGAAAGTTGACGGTTATCGTGGACACTTAGCTGAGGACGAGCGCAGTCATAAAGCCCCTGACGCTGAAACGATTTGGCTTGGAGCTACGGTGAAGGAAGTCAATGGCAAGGTTCGCCTCTTTGCTAAAGGCTATGTTCTACCCTATGCCAAGAAACTCCGAAGCTATCTCCGCAGTGCAAAGGTCGCAGGAAAGAATGTCGCCGTTAGCGTCTATGGCACAGCCAAACAGGTTGTGAAAGACGCAGAAGGCTACCTCTCAATGGCGAACTTCAATCTCGAGAGTATCGATTGGGCGAGACCAGGTTCGGAAGGTGTACCGAACTCGGGCGTATTTATGATTACCGCTGAAATGGTCGGTAGTGAATTAAAAGAAGGAGACGTTATGGATAAGGCTGAAGTATTGAAAGCTGCCAACGTGTCTGAGCTAAAAGAGTCTAACCCACAAGTAGTTTCTGAAATTGCTAACGAGGCTATTGCAGCAAAAGACGCAGAGTATTCTGCAGTTGTTAGTGAAATGGAAGAAATTAAGGCAGTCACTGGTGATGAGCCAGTTACAGTCATTAAAGAAATGAAGTCTCAGCTCGCTGAACTTCAGCTCGACAACGAACTTCGTGAGAAGGTACAGTCCCCTGCAGCTCGCAAGGTTATCAAGCAATTGGTAGTCGGCGAAATGACAGAAGACGCTACCGTATCAGAAACCGTTGATAAAGTCCTCGCTTCTGACGAGGGTAAAGCAGTAGTTATGGAAACGTTGACTACAGAGCCACAGGTAACTCCTGGTATTCAAGCTCCTGTAGCACGTGCAGAACGCCGCTTTACTATTAAACGATAAATTAAAGGAGTATCTAATGGCAGAAACATTACGCTCAGACGGACGTGCCGTTGAAGTAGTTGCTACCAAGACTGTTGCCAAGGGTGACCCAGTATTAGCTGAAAGTTGGCATGGTATTGCAATGGGAGCTGCTGCTTCAGGCGAAACCGTAGCACTCGAAATTGCTGCTCGTGAACATGAAATCAATGTTGGCGGTGTAGCTGCTGCTAAAGGTGCAATTTTGTATCTTGACGCAAGCACTGGTGCAGTCACAGCAACAAGCTCTGGCAACCGACCATTCATTAAAGTAACTGTAGCAAAGGACGCAAACAATTATGTTTGGGGAATCTTGCTGCCTCAGACAAGCTAAAAGGAGACTAGACTATGAGTTTTAACCTAACCCAAGCTGGTATCGAAGCGTCTGAGAAACTCGTTCAGGAAATGACCGAAACTGGTAAAGTTCCAAAGATTGAGTTCAGCAAAGACGCTACGATTGCCGAAATGATTGGTACTGACGATGGTGCTGCAGAGTGGGTAGAAAAGATTACCTACGATATTGCTGCAGGACGTGACGCAGTCCCTCTCGTATACAAAGACATATATACAACTAAAACTGACGCTAACTTCCCACTAACCATGACTGAAAAGCAGTTTGGTCAAGTACAGACTGTATTCCTCGAGAAGTTCGAGGGCGGTGAAGTGAAGTTTGGTTCACTCGGTGCTGGAGTTGAAAAGACCGTAACCTTCCATACGTGGGCTACTGGTGTTGAGTATGACGAAGACATCGTAGAGTACAACCAGACATGGCGTGTCGCTGATATTGGTCAGAGCTTCGGTGAGAGCTACAATAAGTTGCTCAATAACCTCCACCTCAGCCCAATTATCGGTGGTAGCTATACCACTACTGGTGGCGGAATTGCTGCTCAAAAAGCCAAGCAAGAACACGCTACTAGCCCTGCTGCTCAGTTGATTGCATGGGACACAACTCTCGCTAAGACCCTCCAGAACGCACTTACTGTGTTGCCTCGTGGTTCTAAGCTGCTTGTAAACAGCCTTGACCTTCCAGCCTTGGAAGACGCAATTGCTGGTTCAATGCTTTCAGACCTCAGCCCGAGCTTCGTAAAGCGTACGCTCAGCCCAAGTGACTTTATCGTGTACGAAGGTGATACCATCACCGTTGGCGGTAAGACTTACACCTACACTGGTGTTGCACAAGGTTTCGCATACCTGGTTGCCCCTAAGACTAACTTCATTGAGTACGTAAAGCACGACCTTCGTGTTGACTCCAATGACGGTGACTTGAGCCGACTGATTCTCGCTCAGGTAGTAGGACGCGCTCGCCGAGCTGTTCTTGCTGGTCTCACTGGTGCTAATGGCGCAGTGAAAATCGACATCGCAGCCTAGTTCTCTAGGTAGCTCTCAGTACCAAGTAAATAAGGAAACCCCTAAATGAGTAAGAAACTCAACTGGTATGGGACATTCTCTCAGGGTCAAGGGTACAGCGGTTCTTCGGAACTGCTTGCCCTTGCTCTGGAAGATATGGGTATAGACGTTAGCTGTATAGCGTTTAACAAAGTACCTCACAAAAACCTGACACGTTCAGGTAAGATTCTGAAAGACAAGCCTTTTGCTCTGGCTGATATTGGTATATGTTACGGCTTCCCGAACCAATTTGCCTCGCTTATGAATAACAAGTTCAAGGTAGGGTACACCATGTTCGAGACTGATACGTTGCCAGTAGGTAACAGCGAATGGACTGGTAAGTTTCGTAATGCTGCAGAAGCGATTGATTCACAAGTCGATTTGCTCCTCGTACCATGCGAACACAATAAGTCCATGTTTCAAGACAATGGTGTAAAAACCCCGATTGAAGTTGTACCTCTAGGCATAGGCAAAGAGCAGTATCCGTATATTGACCGTCCACGCCGAAAGACGTTTACGTTCCTGATTATGGGTACTCTGACACTACGGAAAAATCCAGGTAACGTTATTAGTGCTTTTGCAAACTTGTTTAAGGACAATAACGATGTGCGACTCGTGATGAAAACGCAGTCAGGCACACTAGGACACCTTTCGTTTGATGGAATGGGTAACATTGAGATTATTGATGAATTATCAACTCCTGAAGACATCACTAGGCTATTCTATGAAGCTGATTGTTTCTTGTTCCCGACACGTGGCGAAGGCTTCGGTTTACCACCGCTAGAGGCGATGGCGACTGGATTGCCAACGATTATTGCAGATAATACTGGCATGAAGGATTACTCCGATGACCGATATAACTACACAGTCAAGTTCAGTCACAAGTCACCTGCTCAACGCTACCCGAGTAATTGGGGGTATGTAGGCAACTGGTATGAATCTGATATTCAAGACCTCAAAGCTAAAATGCTCGAAGTCTATGAGAATCAAGACGAAGCAAGAGAAAAAGGAAAATTGGCTTCTCGCTGGGTACATGAAAAATGGACGATTGAAGAATCAGCCAAAAGTATTATCAGCGCCATAGAGAAGTACTACAATGTTTAGCAAAGGAGAATAAAATATGGCTGCAACGTTTGAATATAACGAAGACAACGGTACGCAGACTGGCTCACCCCTGAAGGGTACGACCAGGAACACCGCTGTCACTCAAGTCAACTGGAAGAATGTTGACGATGTAGCAACTGCCTACAGCTCAAGCCCGATTACTGCAGGTAACAATAGTTACATCAAGTATCAGTTTGGTAAGTTCACAGGTACGTTTAACCAGATTAGTGCTGGTTTATGGGCGCACACCGCAGGTGCTTTAGGAACAGGTTTAACGCTTGTTGGTAAAGTAACCAGTACGTACGCTACCCCAGTAACTACCGCAATGGCTGGTTCGACTGATATGACCTCAGTTATCGCTATCGGCTCTGGTGCTGCAGTAAACTTCCACACCACAGGCCCAGAAGGTACTTCACCGACTTCTACCCTGTCGGCTGCTGGTTACACTCAGTACCTCGCAACTCAGCTACAGACAACTGGTTCTGCTGCTGCTGGTGATACTGCTACTGTCACTCTGACCCTCCAGTACAATGAAAATTAGTTCTTGTAAATAAGATAAAACTAACATACAATGTACCTATAAGAAAGGTACAAAATGACACGTTGGAAGCAAGAAGACCCCAAGGGGTCTAGCACCTTGCACATGAGAGAGTGGGTTAAAACAGAAGCTGGTAAAGCGTATCAAAAAAGACACGCTGAATACGCAAAAGAGTGGCGCAAAAAAAATCGTGAAAAGTACAAAGCTACTCAAAAGCGAGCATACGATAAAATGCGTTATGACTGCCTTAGCCACTACTCTAACGGTGAGCCAATCTGCTCCTGTTGCGGTGAAAAGGAAATACTTTTTCTGCACATTGACCATATCGAAGGAGACGGTGCAGAACACCGTAGAAAACTAAAGTCAGAGTTAGGATACTACCCTGGAGGTAATAATTTACCGTATTGGCTTAAAAAAAATGGCTACCCAGAAGGGTTCCAGATATTGTGTGCTAACTGCAATCTTGGTAAACGCTGTAATAGCGTTTGTCCGCATAAGCTAGTAAAATCTAAACAAGGAGAATCATCATGAACCTACCTGCACTACGAAAACGCAAGATAATGGCTACACTGGGCTTCTCAGTGCCTACCATTATCAAAAACTACTAGTACGTAACGACTAATTCCATAGAAAGAGGCAATGCAATGCTCAAGTACTTGTTTATAGCTGAATATGAAGACGGCTCAACGTTTCTTCAGCCAGAAGACAATAAATGTAAAGACCATGACGATACCGCTAAATGGAATCCGTCAGCTTTTGGTGATATTGACCAAGACCGCCTCGTGAAGTTTCACTTGGTTGGCGAAGGGCATAAGTACACCGTTGATTTGACTGACGGTCATTTTGAAATAGACGGTGTACCGTTCGTTGCGACTGAGCAGAACTTTTACGTCACGAATCCGCTACGACTAGTGTACTTCCGAGAAGTCAGGAAAGAGTTTGACCAAAACATGGTTGAAATGCGTCAGTATGTCAATCGTTATTTTATAGGCTGGCAAACAAATGACGAAAACGGTAAAAATGTTCAGCAAACGATTGCGGTGGAGTAAACTAAAGGCATGGCAGACAACGTTCAACTAAATCAAATGGCCGATGGGGTTATTGTCGCTACTGATGAGATTGACGGCAAGCACCATCAGAAAGTTAAGCTTGAATATGGTGCTGATGACCAGGCTGTTCAAGTAACTTCTTCCAATCCACTCCCAGTATCGTTTGGTTCGCTTGTAGCTGGAAAAGATTTTGATTATTTAGTTGTTGTTAGTAGCTCTGCGACACAAGATACACTAACCTATAAGTTAGGCGGGTCTAGTGGGTCTGTAGTCCAAACTCTTATAGTGGAGTATGTTGTAGGGGCTGATAAGATTAGTGATTCAGTTAACTCGTTAGCGTGGTCTTAAATGGGTGTAACCATAAACCCAGTAACAGGAGAGTTAGATTTTACTGGCTCTAGTGCCTCAACTGCTGCTGATATATCGTATGATGATACAAACATACAGACACCTACGCAGGGGCTAGTACAAGCCGATGATGTGCAGGAAGTAATCGACGACTTTATTAGTATATTTGCGCCTTATGTGACAATTCTCTTTGGTAGAGTGCCTCCCAACGGAGGTGCGACAGGTCAAGTGCTTACAAAAGACAGCAATACAGATTACGACTTTAGCTGGACAACCCCTACGAGTGGGTCAACTGGTTACACTCAACAAGACTACGAAAAGACTGGAACCTATGTATATGTCAGCTATACCGAAACAGGTGGTGCTTGGTATATCTATAGGCGTATAATAGCTAGTAACACCAGACAATATGCCACAGGTGCGACAGATTACGCAACTAATTGGACAAATAGAGGTTCGCAAACTTATGTATAGCAAGAACAAGAAATACTTTAATCTAGGCTCTGAGACTGAACAGCCGTATGTTACTTGGGATATATCTGACGGCGATGAGATAGTCTTTCCCGATTTAATGACAATGGGTAAACTGGGCGACACTAAAGAAATGCTACTAGCTGAAATCCAAAAAGTGCTGGATAGTTACGAGGAGAATCTATAATGGCAGTTATAATTTCAAAACAAGATACCGACATTAAGACGGCTAACAACTTCTATCGGGTGGAAGCTCATAATCTCAGCCCGTATAGCTCATCAGTCTTAACACTTAACACTGCTAAAACTATCAACGTTACCTTTGCTAACGCTGGTAACTGTCAAGGAGTAGCCTTAACTCTTTACCAACCTTATTCTAGTGGAGTCACCACAGGTATAACAGTTAAACTTAAAGAGTCAGGCACGGAACGAGCCAGCGTTACCTTAACGGCTGACGATATTACTAACAATTCAGGCTCATACTTTGGTTATTGGGTTACACCTTTTGAGTTTGCTACCCCTTACGCTGTGGATACAACTGCTGGCAAGTGGACATTTGAGGTTTCGCAAACTGCGATGTTATCGCCCTGGTGGTATTTACAAACCTCTAATGGCTCGTCGGCGATGTTTGCTACTTGGTGCGATAATCTAACCAGCTTTTCAGCTAATGATACTGTTATTTGTAAAGATATTGTAACTATCTCTGATGATACTCAAGTTAGGGGTACGCTAAGTACAGGCGATAGTAGTAATGCTATTGCACTTCTGGTCTGTAAATCTAAAGGCACACCACCGACTAAGACCAATAATCAGGTTAATCTACAAATACAACCTAGTTCAGCCCCGACTACTCTAACCATTGATGGATTGATATGCTGGGGTTCACACGGTGGCTGGCAAGTCGGCACTTCAACCACCCCAGTACCAGCCAATAAGCAGGCAACTATTGATATAACTTATCGTACAGTTGGTACAAACTGGGGATTCAGAGGTGCAGGTCCATATAACTCACCAAGAGGCACAATTTTGATGTATGGCGAATACCCTGCCACTTATAAATATGAAATGACTGCTGATGTACCGATTGGACAAACCTACTTTGACACGACAGATACAACTGGCATAAATGTTGGCGATGAATTCTATCTATCTTGGGTAGACCAAGTAGCTAACCAGAAGATTGAAAAGCATACAGTTACTTCAACCACAGCTACCAGGGTAAACTTTACGCCTGGGACAACTTCCTACAAACGCAAGGCTGGGGGCTATGCTTATAAACTCAACGAGTTAGGAGCAAAGTTTAAGATATCAGGTTCTGCAAGTATTGGTGGCTTTCAATACAGTGTCGGTACGCCCTCTAATTTTTATATGCAAGGCGTAGACTATTTTGGTGATTGTAGTGCTAATACAGTATCACTTTACGCCTCTGGTGGTGCAATGGGTATTGCTAATGAGCCTGACGCTTATCAATCAAAGTTTGAAGTAACTCATTGTGTTAGATATCCATATAATAACGCTGCTCAGAACGGAACATTTTTTAATGGCTATCGACCAGAACTAGGGGTTAAAATATCTCACTGTGTAGCAATTGGTTCGGTCTGTATGGTTTCTGCTCAGCAACTCGACACCTGGATAGATAATCCTATAGAGGAAGATAATAATTATTCAGGTATGACTTGGTCGGCTGCACGAGTTTATCCACAGAACGGTGTATTGACTTTGAAGATAACAAACTGCACTTTTGAAAATATGGCTCTTGGGTATCTGAACGGTAAAAACGGAGTATTCAAAGACAACTACATTAAATGTGGCTCAGGTGGTGGCTGGCAACTGTATTTAGCTAATTATGTGAACTGCGAGGACTGGTCTAATAATACCTGGAACTCCTGTCCGACAGGTATCCAGCTAGTGCAGACTATATCCAATACGGCAATCCGAAACGATAAAGGTCTGAGCGATTTTGGACCTATCGGCTCAACGTCTTTCTTTGTACCGAAGTCAGCCTGCAATTTAATTAACTTTGTAATGGACAGCCCCGACTTTGACATTACCCTAAACACAACCGAGCAACCCTATATGATTGAGGGTTCACAGCTTGCTATCACTAATGAGGGTGGCACAACCAATAAAGACCGAAGTATATTCCGTAATGGCACAATCTACCGTACGGGTACAGGACTAGCTGACACGACCGTCCGAACAGCAGGGGGTTATGCTCTAAAGTTTGACTCTCGTAATGGTAGCGACCTAATGACCTGGAAACAAACCATACCAACAGGTGGTATTCAGAACAAAACAATGTTTGTATCAGTTTGGGTAAAGATAAGCAACTCAGCTTATTGGGCAGGCACTCACACCAACCCCACGCTGACTATAACCTATGACCAAGCCACAACCACTAGCACAGTCGCTACTAACACAACCGATTGGCAACTACTGTCTTGTGTGTTTACCCCAGCAACTAACTATGGACAGATTGAAATGAAACTAACAGGTGCGAGTGATGCAACCTCACCAAATAATGTCTTTTATGTCGATGATGTGAATGTATCCTACCCAGCAGGTGTAGCAATCAATCTAGGTGGACTTGACCTCTGGGCTAATGGACTACCTGTCGCTCCTGCGATTGCCACTGTACCTAGTCTAGCAGGAGTCTGGGACGAACCGTTATCGGCTCATACATTGGCTGGTAGTGCAGGTAAGATACTAGCTGATGCCGAAGCCAATAGTGATGTCACTCAGGCTAAGGTTGATACGCTGTGAGCTTGCTACTGCTTTTCTTACCAAGCAAGGTTAGTCAGCCGCTTGCTAGTCACCTAGTATTGCCGATGTCAGGCTATATGCAGGACGCAATGTATGGTGTAGGTGTGACTGCCAGCTCTACTACAAAGCAAATGTCTAGCAAGAAGTCATATTTATCGAGTGGTGTTGATGAGCATGGCTTTTCAAGTAAGAAAGTTCTATCGCCTAAAAATCAAACCAGTCGCTCGAATAGCGTATACATGAGTAAAATAATTAAGTAAGTCGGTGCTATAATTGACATGAACAAGAGGTATTAAATGCAAGTAACAGCTTTTAAGCAAGTCAAGAACAATGCTGGTGGACACCTTGCCTCACTGATTAGTATCGGTGGGACTAGCTTAGTCTTGCAAAGCGGCGAAGGAGCTAAGTTCCCAGCTCCAGGTAATCCGTTCTACGTTACAGTCTGGAATGATACAACGTACCCTGACCCATCAGACGACCCGAATATGGAAGTGTTTGTATGCTCTAGTAGGACTGGTGATACTCTGACAGTCAACACCGCTACTATTGCTCACTCGTCAGGTAGTGCTGCAGCAATCCTCGTCAATGAAAATAACCTGGCTGATTTGAATACTGCTGTCAATGAACTTGAAAACCGCACTACGTACAAAGGCTACGTAACTGTTGGACCAGCAGGTAGTACGGCTGATTATGTTTGTGACGGCACTGCTGACCAGACTGAAATTAACTCAGCTATTACGGCTATGATGGCTGCAGGTGGTGGTATTGTTGATATTCTCGCTGGAACGTATAACTTGTCAGCTTATATCGATACTTCAGGCAATGATACTGATATGGATTCACCACCAGTGATGGTTCGTGGTGCTGGCACAAGTGCTACGATTCTCAAGCCTAGCTCTGGTGTAAACGGTATTTATATTCGCCGAGCTGCTCGAGTACACTTGCGAAGTTTTGAGCTACAGATTACTGGCACATCAAGCGGTATTGTATCGACAAAAGGTACGACCTCACTCCGTTCTGCATGGCTCAGTTCGTTCAAGGATATTTACATCAACGTTGTCAGCCCTACGGCTCACAGTGGTTGGGGACTTGATATTGGTTCAATGTTCCGTTCTACTTGGGAGAATATCGAAATGTTCCAGGTAAAGAATGGTTTACGAATTACCTCAGAGGACAATAACTTCAACCCAGGAGATATGACGTTCAACCGTATGTTTATCGAAACTGGTACTACTGCTGGTGGTACAGCTATCAATATTCACAACAATACGGCTAACTCTGTTCCGAATCAGATTTTATTCTTGATGACTGAAATGTATGCTGGCGGTACTGGTCAGACAGGTGTATTGCTTGACGGTACAAACGGTGGAGCAAACATTCGATTCCTCGGCCACAACTCAGAACAGTTTGCTACCTGTATTGACGTTCAGGCTGGTTTCGGAAATGACTTTGAGTGTAACTACATCACTAGCCGAACTGGTGGAACTGTCTTCAAGTGTGGTGCTGGAGCGTATATGAATACGTTTAAGGCTGGTTTCCTTGATGTTCCTACTGGAATCACTAGTACGGTGATAAATGACGCTGGAGACACTGATACAGCTCCGAACAAAATGTACGATACGTATATGAATGTTGACGGTACTGCCAATGCTACCGTTCAGCCTTGGACGATTATCGAAAATATCGGTGGCTTCTCAACTGGTACTGTTGCTGAAGCGGTTGCTCTTGGTTATCAGTCAAAAATGTACCAGACACTCACACCAGGTGTTACGGTCAATACGAACTGTGGATTTGGCAAAAACAGCTTCTTCAAGCTCACTGCAGGTCAGAACTTTACCCTAGCTAACCCTACTAACGCTAAGAGTGGTCAACGTATCACCTGGCGCATTAAACAGGACGCTACTGGTAGCCGAGTTATGACGCTTGGCTCTAACTTCCGATTTGGCACAACGTTGACTGGAGCAGTCCTGACAACTGGTGGTAACAAAGTTGATTATTTAACGGCAGTCTATGACGCTACGGACGGTAAGTTCGATGTTGTAGAGTTTGTGAAAGGATATTAAAAATGGCTAGTGCAGCAGACATCGCAACGTTCAGACGGCGAATAGGTGATAGGGTTAAGACCGAACAAGATACTATCGTGACTAAGGCTGGCGACAAAATATTCAGGCTACGGTTTACGAATGTTTTTGATGTGGTGGTTGCAGTAGACAGCGCAACTCAGGCAAGTGATGGTTCTGTCTATACGGTTGATTCAGAAAATGGTCGTATTGATTTTGTAACTGCTCCTGGTGCTGATAAGACCGTTGTAGTGGACTATGATTACGCTGCTTACACTGACGCAGAGGCTACTAGCCTTATTGATACCTACGGCATAAAAGACGCTGTTATAGAGGCTATACTAGAGCTTCTCGCTAACGCTGCAAGGCTTTATAACTACTCTCAAGGTCAAACTAAATCAGAACGTGGCAAGGTATTTGATAACCTGAAGGAACTGCTCAAACTGTATCAGAGCAATGGTGGCTTTACTTCCGCTGATGGTACGAACATGGGTTCTGTATCGATTGGTAAACGAACGAATGAATATGACCGAGGTGTTGGTACTACTGAGTACGACTTATCGAGGCTTGATTCATGGGAGTCCTAAAAAACTGGATTGACCGTCCTGAGCAATATCGCTCTGGTGATTTAGATATTATGTATGATGATTACATAGTTACTGCTTACTTGTATCGTACGAGTGAGACTGGCACAAATCCTGGCTTTTCTGATGAAGTTGATGAGCAAGCCTATAAAAAAACAATTACGATTCGTCTCGACAAGGGGCTGACCGCAAGTTCGGCTAGTACTGGTGCTACGTTTGTAGCTCTGACTGACGATAGTGATGTAAAGGTAAATGATAAACTAGTATGGACTGGTACTGACGGTGTTCTTGTGAATACTCTCGTTAAGAGTGCAGAACTACGTGAACTTGGTAATGAACTGGAGCTAGATTATGTCTAAACTTGAAGGTCTCGAAGGTGTTATGAAAAACCTCGGCAAATGGCAAGCTGGTTGTCTTGATAAGGCAGAAGTTGCTATGGGTCGTATGGGTGTTGAGCTTGAGAACCGAGCAAAGGCTAATCGTCCTTGGGTTGATAGGACTGGTAACGCTCGCCGAAGTATTGGCTCTAAGACCGAACGAACTCCAGAGCAAATCAGCACAGGTATTGGCATAGGTATTGAGTACGGCGTGTACCTAGAGCTATCGAATGGTGGTAAGTATCGTGTTATTGGTCCAACGGTTGATTCAGAACGCAGTCAGTTCCTCGATAGGCTTAGGAGTGTGCTATGAGTTCAGAAGTACGCTCTGCTATTGCCTCGTTGCTTCAGAA